TGATCACCAACCTCAATTGAATCGCTTTATTTCGCGCAGAGGAATTTTACAGTGGGCATTGACAGAGGTTTTGACGGATGTCAAATCAAGTCCGCGGCTTCAGGGTACTAGGTAGGCTTCCGGCCTCTTTCCCCCAACTTTCGGTCGAGACCTATGCGTCAACGACATACTAATTTATGCCTGTTACATAAGAGACTCCGAGACAGCCTTTCCGCCACGGGCAGGATATGCACAGGTTTTCAATCTGTGGTGATGGTAGATAACATAAGTTATGGTGCGTTGATCACACAACGCACCCGCGTTCGACGCCTCGCCTTTTAAAAGTATAGTTGTACTCCACCTGTGTCCCTATCACATAGTAAATTAAAAAATGGATGATCGACAACATCACCTAAGGCAGCGGCTCCCACCGCTGCTGTAATATATCTTAAGTGGTTGTTTGCAAATCCATAATTAACCTCTAACGATTGAATGGTGGCAGGTGTTTCAACTTCTACCTCATAATGAAGCTTCCAATCCTCAGGTTTGGCATAGAATGCCTTGTGGCCTTTGGTTAATTCAAGCAGCCTTGACAAATAGACTCGTAACGGAGCTATATGCCAACATGCTTTGACTAAACCTAGGGCAGTACCTCGCACCAAGCTTTCGCGTGATACGCGCCTTAAAGGCGGTGGTTGAATAAAGTATCCTAATTTTGATAAGATACGACCCGGCTTCGGGGAAAAAGTGTAACCCCCTTCGACCTCATAAATTCTATTTGAACAGAATTCTGCTGTCAACGGATCGACGCGGTTGAGGAATTTACTATCTATCCCTAATCTTGCCATTTGAACTGCAAAATTCGGCACTCGTAAGTTGGTAGCTATCCGCATGATATTATCATCACCGGCTGCCGCCATCAAAACAAACACCACAACCTCGTCCCAGCGCAGTGTCGCCAACGTTAATGAGTTGGCATTTTCACGCGCAATAAGGAACATATGTATAAAAATGTTCCATATAGTGTTGAACAATGTGGTGTATGGATCACCACTGGCTCGTTGCCCCAAAA